GTCTCTCTTTTTAATAACCCGCTGACTATAATATCGTCGCCTCGCTCTGGAAAACCTACTTTATCTATTTTATCAAATATTTTGTCTAACTCAGACTGCTTAACCATGATACCAGATCCTACTAAAAAGTCAACTTTTGCTTCTGTGCACCAGTGATCGACTAAATCTTCGTACCTAGAAGCCTTGGAAACATTTGACTTACCATAAATTCCAACCATAGTCTGATCTAACTTTTTCATTTTTATAATATCGTCAGGGTGTACTAATATATCATCGTCTAGTATAAACTTAAAAGCTTCACCGTACTCAAAACACCTCACCCATCTATCCATACAGTAATAGTTTTTATCATTATTAATGACGTCTACAGGTTGACCTACATAAGGGAACTGTTTTTCTGGGTTATTATTAATTACTGTAATAGGAAATATGTCTCGATAAATATTAATTAACTTATGAACGTTCTCAGGTCTCTTATAGTTTAGTATCATAATCCTTATATTATGCATAGATTGATATATTACTCATTTTAGAATGTGTATATATTGCATATCTAACAGCATCACAAGGGTGAGATGTCCAGTCATGAATCGGTTTTGGAGTCTCCGTATTAGGATTCCAGCGATATGAACTCATTGCTGAGAAAGTGTGAGAAGATCCTAGAGTATCAAAGAACAAGTTGTCGTTCTCAATCAAAACTTGTAAGTAGTTAATACCGTCATTTACTGATTTAACAGCATTTTCTGTATAAATATCGTAGTCATAAGCAAAGTCAGCTTTTACTTGTTGGGCAGCTGAATCAATGTATATTTGATCAATATTCCATTCATCCATCTTTTCTTGGATTGCAGCAGCTAGCTCTGAGGTTGTAGATTCTTTAGAAACATACTCGTCAATTATATAATACGACTGTCCATCAAAACCTATTACAACAAAAACATTTTCATCCCGATACCCAACGTCAAGACCTCCAATCACTTCAGAAAATCTTTCTCCCACGTACTCACCTATGTGTTTTTCTTCATTAAGTGCTTCAAAAATCTGGGATTCTGTTGTTGTCCACTCACACTCATACTCTTGAGCGAATAAAGCTCTAGACACTGCTTTTCGAGCTTCTTTAATATCGTGTTCTGATAAAAGAGGATTAGATCTCCACGTAAAAATACCATTACCCCATTCAGGGTACTCTTGATCTTGGCCCCTCAAATAATAATTGTATAAATAGTTACCTTTGCCACGAGGAGTTGAAATCCATAAACAACGTGAGTCTTTAAACGTAGAAAGAGCAGGTCTTAAATCACGGGTAAAATACTCATCATTAGGAATAATAGCTGCCTCGTCAACTATAAGAAGATTAGCAGCTCTACCTACAAGAGAATCTCGATTATTAGCAGAAAGTAGTCTGAACACAGACCCATTAATTAATCTGACTACTTTGTCTTTTTGATTAAATTTATCAACCTCTATCTCTAACTGTTTAATTAAGTCTGTTACATAATCCCAAATAATAGATGAGAGAGAAAAGTTAGGAGCTACAACCATAACCTGTTGCCCAGGTTCAAGGAGCTTTGCAAAAGCTAGAATAGCGGCTGCATATGATTTACCTGTTCTTCTTGCAGCAATGTGAACAAAAAATCTATTTGCATTTAGACCTTCGATCATTGCTTTTTGGGATTCATTAAAGGTAACAGGATTAGGAAGCTTTGTAAGAAGCTTATCTACATTTAATCTAAAAAAATTATTATTCATTTAGGGATAAAGTTAATTATAGTTGCTAGAAAAGCAGTAATTCCTGCTACTAATCCACCTACCCATAGAAGAGTCTTCAGAGAGGTTTTGCCTTGTGAAGCTAAATCACTAACACTGTTCAGTTTGGAGTGCACAGTCTGTAGCTCATCTCTCATACCTATGATAGCAGCCATAATTTGAGCATACCTCTCCTCGCAAACAGCTTCGTGAGCAGAAATATTAGCTTTATTGTCTTGAGATCTCTCATGTAACCTGTCTAATTCAAGCTGTATTTGATCAAGTTCTCTAGTATTCTCATTCATTTCTACTCCAACCAAGCTGGTCTGGTTGTGTACCAAACAGCAATGGTGTATCTATGATGTTCTGCTACAGTCTGTACACCGTGTTCATGGTCTATTCCTGAAGGGAAAATTACACAAGAGCCTTTTTTAGGTTTTACCTCAAAATCAAGTTTAGGAAAATAAATCTCACCACCACCATACGCATCATTTAAGTAAAAGATACCCGAATAATCTCTGTAAGCCGTTGGGTGAGGTTGATCTTTCATCTGTTCTTTAGCTTCTTCAGGCCAGCTGTTATCAGCGTGCACACTCATACTATCACCAGGAAACCATCTTGTCAATTCTGTATTCTCAGGATAACAGTATTCCCCAAAATGCTCAATAATATTTTTTTGACCAACGAATCGTGCATAATTTAAAGCACGTTCTACGTCTCCAAAAGGTTCGGGCATACTTCTGTGTAATAATTTGTAAGAGATAGTCTTATTCTTGAATTGAGGAATAAGTTGTGTATCTTCGTTTAAAAAAGCGTTAGGATTTTGATATATAAACGCAGTTAGAAAGTCACAAGTTTCGTCAGTAAAAGCATTCTCAACAACTACTGGCATTTTTACAGGATTTACTTCAAAATTTTCAATCTCTAAAGTAACTTCTTCCATTATGTATTCCTAAACTGTGCCGGGTGTGAAATACCTGGAAGTCCTTGACCACCTTTGTCGCGCTCTTCTTCAAGCTTCTTTTTAAGTTTATCTATAAACTCATATCTGTCAGGTCCAAAATAAAATTCAGCATGTATTGGAACTTCAACTCTACAATTATTATCTGTAACAAAATAGCGAGAACGACCATGCTCAACTAAGCCATCCTCTACACATCCTTTAATAGACTTTTTAAAGGTTGAACTTGGCAACCTATATTCTACTTTATAACTAGTACTCATTTATGCCCCCTCTGGCTTAAGTTATATTTTAATTATAAAATTAACAACACTGCTTGGCAAGGTCGCACTTAAAGCAGGGACGGTCAATGCTGGAATCGATAACCCAGGCACTGTTAGTGCTGGAATCGAAAGACCCGGAACACTTAATGCCGGAACAGTCAGCGCTGGAACGGATAGAGCTGGGATAGAAAGTCCAGGAATAGAAAGGCCAGGGATTGAGTGTGAGTGGTTTCCTACAGATAGTGCAGGAATAGTCAGTGCAGGAATCGACAAACCTGGGATAGACAAACCTGGGACTGATAAGCCAGGAACTGAAAGACCAGGGATTGAATGCGTATGTGCTGAGTTGTTAACAGAGTTTACAGCTGACGCTTGAGAGGAGTCTTTAGCTGATGTAGCAAAAGTAGCTGTTCCAACACTAAGTGAGTTAGTTGTTGAGCCGGTTGTTCCTGTACCTGTGGTTCCGGTCCCTGTTGTGGCAGTTCCCGTGGTTCCTGTACCAGTTGTTCCTGTTCCAGTGTTAGTAGCAGTAGTCGTAACTCCAGAAGAGTTACCCGAGGTGCCTGTTCCAGAAGTTCCAGTTCCTGTTGTTCCTGTTCCAGTGTTCACGCTAGAAATTGTACCTGTTCCAGTGTTAGCAGTTCCTGTTGTACCAGTACCTGTGTTAGAAGACCCTGTCGTACCCGTACCAGTATTAGAGGCGCCTGTTGCAATTACAGACGAAGCAGCAATAGAACCAGTCTCAGTTCCTAGAGTACTATTATTTGTACCTTTACCTATAATAACTCTGTCTCGCATATCAGGTAACCCAAAAGTATTAGATCCATCTCCGACACCGTAAGCAGTTCCGATTACAGCGAATAGTCTCGCGTATGTAGTTCTAGATACGTTAGATCCATCACACAGTAAAAAATGTGCTGGGACTGTAGCGCCAGCAAAAGCCAAAATGCCTCCAGAGGGAACTATTTCAAATCCTCCTGCTTGAGAGCCATCATGCACCCTGATATTTTCGGTATCCGTATCAATTGAAAGCTCGCCAACAACTCCAGTAAAGGAGTTATTTTGAGCTGTTGTACCTCTTCTAAATTGTAATTGAGTAGGCATCTTTATTTCTCCTTATTTTAACTTAAAGCACCCAGGTCTTGTGTTGCTAGTGAGCCGATGGGTTGCGATAACATATCAAAAGTAGTCAATCCTGCAATAGCGACAGCAAATGCATCAGTTGCACTATTGGCTGTATCTAGTAATCCATAATCACCAGTTGGGAATGTAGTAACAGAACCTCCAACAGACTGACCTGAGCCATCGGCAAAAATTATCTGACCCGCCGTTAATCTTAAATTACCCCCAACAACAAGGGTATCACCTTGGCTAGGGTTAGTATTTGAGATTGCTACCACACCACCTACTAAAAGATTGCCTTGGGTAGCAGAACCGATCTCGACGGTTGCGTTATCTTGTAACTCAAGTTTATTACGAGCATCTGTACCAAGACCGCCCATAAATGCTGAAACTTTCGTGCTCATAATAACCTTTCTATCATATAATTATTTAGTAGTCAAATAATTTCAAATTCATACATTAGAGTATACCATTTAAAATCTTACAGACCAAATTTTAACTCAAAGCTCCTAAATCTTCTGTAGCTAACGAGCCAGTGGGAGAAGTTGACATGTCAAACTGTGTTAAGCCTGCGATAGCGATAGCAAATGAATCTGTCGCTGCGTTTGCAGTATCTAGCAGTCCATAATCACCTGTTGGAAAATCTCCTGTAGACGAAGCTGCAATACCCGCTGCTAATGCGGTAAGGTTTGAGTTAATGTTCTGATCAATACCATCTAAGAACGCAAGCTCTGTGGCAGTAATCGCTGAGACTTCAACTTTACCGCCGGACCCAGATACAAGCGCTCTTGAAGCTGTTAAATCTGATGTAGTAATCGTAGACACTGCACCCGCAATGTTTGCAGCTCGCCTAGTCTCAAGAGCGTCAGTCGTTGTAGTAGTAGCTAAAGTACTGGTCGTTGAAGGAAGAGTAATAGTTATATCACCATTAGGTGATCCAGGTGTCACGGTTGTAGTCTTACTACTAGCTCTAAACTCTAAATCGACACTATTTAATCTTACAGGTTGTGTACTAAACAGAGTTGGATTTGCACCTTTAAGAGCTAACCTGTCTTCTAAGGTACCGTTAGTCATCACTTTGAAGAACATATTACCGTCTTCAGTGCCATCACTTACATCGTTAGCACGAGTCTGGAAACTACCATAGACAGTCTCTTCAGCTGCATCGTTCTTACCTTTGAAGACAAAAGTTCCTAGAAGGTCATTATCCGCAGGGCTTGAAGAGTTTCTAACTAGAGCAAACTCAGGGTTGTTTTCAGCTCCTGCACTAGTAGAAGTGATCGTCACATTATCAGTAAAATTATTAGCCCCTGCCGAAGCTAGTTTAGCATCTAACTGAGTTTGAATCGCACTAGTAACACCGTCTAAGTAACCAATCTCAGTTGATGTAACAGCTGATACAGCCACTTTACCTGAACCATTAGTTACCACGGCTCTTGACGCTGTTAAGTCTGAAGTGGTTATTGTCGATACAGCGCCTGCAATGTTTTGAGTACGTCTTGTTTCAACTGCTGATGTTAGAGTATTATTAGCTGTAATTCTAGCTTGAAGCGCTGTGTCCTCAGTTGTAAATGCTGTAACGTTAGTAGCTAAACGGGACTGTAAAGCTGCATCCTCGAGTGCGAGTGCCGTAGCATTAGAAGTAGTAGACTTAGCATCTAGTTGAGTTTGAATAGCACTAGAAACTCCGTCTAAGTAACCTATCTCAGTAGCAGTAACAGCAGATACTGCGACTTTACCAGAGCCACTTGAAACAAGTGCTCTTGATGCAGTGAGATCAGACGTAGTTATTGTAGATACGGCACCTGCGACATTATTAGTGCGACGAGCTTCTACTGCTGTAATAGAGGTATTTAAGGTTGAAACATTATCTGAAATAGCGGTGCTTAAATCTGCTCCATCGAACTTTACAGTAGAAGCTGTAAGAATGCCGACATCAAGGTTTGAAGCTGTTACAGGTGATAAGCTAGTATTAGACTTTGGATCTTTAGTATCACTTAATTTGAATGTCTTTGCTGACTCATCATAGAATATAGCAGCATTGCCTTGATTGCCTCGATTAAACAGAAGACCAACATCTGCACTCGGTGAGCCTGTTGTACCATTAGCCAACATAATGAGACGATCTGCAACGTCAAGATTTGTAGAGGAAACTGTTGTAGTAACACCATTTACTGTTAAGTTGCCGGTGACAACTAAATCATCGCTCATATTCACTTGACCAGTAAACGTAGCTCCTGCTAAAGCTGACTTAGCATCTAGCTGGGTTTGAATTGCAGAAGTAACGCCATCTAAGTAACCTAGCTCAGTGGCGGTAACATCAGATGCAGCAACTTTTCCAGAGCCATTAGTAACCATGGCTCTTGAAGCCGTAAGGTCAGCAGTAGTAATAGTAGAAATAGCACCAGCAATGTTTTGAGTGCGCCTTGTCTCAACAGCTGAAGTTAAAGTGTTGTTAGCTGTGATCCTAGCCTGTAAAGCTGTATCTTCAGTTGTAAGTGCTGTAACATTGGTGGCGAGGCGAGATTGTAAAGCTGTGTCTTCAGTAGTAAAAGCTGTAACGTTTGTAGTCAGTCTAGCTTGTAGAGCTGTATCTGCAGAACTACTTACAGTAACATTTGCTACTCGACGAGCCTCTACTGCAGCGACATTAGACTGAACATTATCTAAGTCTTTATCCGAAGCTGAGTCATCCGCAATGTTTGGATTGCCTCTATTAATCTGCCTTAGTCTACCACCATTGTTTTGTAGACGAACCTTATTAGCTCCAGTGCCTATCTCAAGTCTATCAACTACAAGAGTACGTGGAGCATTATCAGTTGACTGAACAATCTGAACATCACCATTAGCGTCTGCCTTAAGCGCAGTATTAGCTCCAATAAATATTGAACCTGGACCAACATGCAAATCTTTCCACACCTTGTCAGGAGCTCCTAATGAGTAGGTATTGTTCGCTGAAGGTTCTAGATTTGCAGTGTTAATAATAACATTAGCTGCGCCTGTAGGATTATAGGTAAAGAATACGTTTGCTACGCGACGAGCTTCAATACTATCAGCATTTGCATCAAGCAAATTAATATTGTCTTGGAGAGTGTCAAGATTTGTTACAACAGAAACGTTAGCGGCATTTGTGATACGACCTGTTGCATCTATTGTAACAGATGCTACATTAGTAACTCCTCCACTTACTCCACCATAAACTCCAGCAGTGACAGCTGTATCATCTAAATCAAAGGTAACAGTATTAGAGGATACTGTAGAGGTTAAACCTGTATCGCCTTTAAATGTAAGAGTCTCAGACCCAAGAGTGACTGCATCATCAGAAGCATTATCGCCTCTGATAGTCAGTGTTGAGGTTAAACCTGCAACGTTATCTTGAACCACGTTGATATTAGCGTTCAGTCGGGTAAAAGTGATAAAGTCGTTAGAGGCCGATGTTGCCGCGTTAGCATTAATTCTAGCTTGT